TTTCTAGAACAGGATAACCTAATTGTCTTTTGGCATAATCAATTAAACCTTGTCTTGAACTTGGTTGAGCCATTCATCTACCTCTTAAGTCGAAATTCCTGCCCTGACAATGATGTTACCTTCAATTACTTTAAAGAAGGTGGAACCAGAACTTACATTTACGTCGTAGAGGTATCTGCCCTCTTCCAAACTTCTGGTTTCTGTAGAACCCATTGAAATGGTGATTCTACCACTATCACCCCCCAGTCCCACAGTAAAAGTGTTTGCTGTTCCAATTACAGACTTCTTCATGTTACTGGTTCCTGTATAACCAGTGAAGTTAATACTAGAACCTGCAGAGGTTTTTACCGTGAAGACTGCATCAAAATCTGCGCCAGAGAAAATGGTCAGATTAGATCCAAAGGGAACGGCAACTTCTGGGTCAAATGTAATTACCTTCTGTGCCATTTTTTCTAACTATTTAGTTTTTGTACGATAGAAGACAACATATGTTTGATATCTCCAATATCACTCTTTACATTGTCAAGTTCTTCTTTCATTGTATCGAACTCAGAATTTTTCTTTTCCAAGGTTTCTTTTCTAGCCATGTAGTTTTCATAAGCAGATCGATCTCTATTGATAATCGCTTGAGTGTTAGGGTCTCGGGCTAAATCCGAATGACCCTCTACTTTGATATAATCAGACATTATGCAAGTGCAATAGCGCGGAGGTCTTTGATGTATGGTGGTTCAGCCTGATTCGTTCCAACCATATCAATCTTGATTTGGAACTTAGTGAATCTAGGAATACTTCCTGTAGTAAAGTCATAATCTTTATAACCAAAGTCTGTGCTTGGTGTTGTCAAAGAATCAGGTAAACCATTACTTGCGGAGGAGTTGAGAACAGTTCCACCTTGAGTGAAGTTACCTGTACCGGGGAAAGGTGTAAAGTTAACGTTCATTGAGTTCTCAGTAGAACCCTCACTCAAAGTCTTAAAGAACACTCTGATGTCTGAAGAATTTCTTCTATATGCGGCGAAACTAACTTTAATCTCACTGGCGGGATTCTCCAGAACGATGAGTTTGGAGACATATGTAGAAGCGCAAGGATCTTGCCCAGTTATCCTTACGTTAGGATCGGTTGCAAAGTTACTTACAGGGCTGTTGATTCTGTTAGTTGTCAAACAAACGTTGACTCTATCAAGATCGATAACAGGAGATACATTAAAATCAGTTGTTACCATAATATGTTCCAATGTGAACGACTTGTTCGCAGGAAGTGTGTCTAATTGCTCTACTTCATTGATCTCAGAAGCAATCATTCTTGGAGTATCAAAATGATTTTGTCCACCAAGATCGATTGACTGGAATCCTTGATCAATGAAAGATTCTTCAGAACCATCTACACTGGTTGCAGAAATTGTTCTAGCTCTTCCAGATACCGAAGTTCCGGGAGGAGTGAGAATTTGAACATTAGGTGTGATAGTTTCAAACTGAATGTTCTGAGTAGCTGTGATATCACCACCACCAGACTGTTTAGTAGAAGTGAAGAATCTGTCGGGTAAACTAGAGTTACTTCTATCAGTTCCATTGGAACTCATATCCAGTTTAATATGATAGTAATCTAAATCTTTTTCATCTGGAACAGTTACATTTGGATTGTTCATGTCGTGAACTTTATTAATTCTTCTCAAAGAAATACCACCAAATTCATATTTTTTGACTTCAGTGCCAGAATCATATGAGAAAGAACCAGAGTCGTCTACACCTCTGGTTGTGATACCAGTGATAGAACCAGAAGCGGTTCCAGTGTATGCGATGATTTCATTACCAATCTTCAGATATCCGTGGTTAGTGGTTCCAACACCAACACCTTCAAATGTGTCAAAGTTTGCAGAAGAAACAACCGAGATATTACCAGTAGAATCGTTAGCATAATCTGCACTCAACGTTGTCACTGGAACATCAGATTCAACGCCAGCAATTTTAACTCTGTTGTTGAAAGAGTGCATTGCGTGAGCTCTATGATTCACTTTCATATGCAGACCATCATTTGTAGTATCAACATCGAACGAAGAAATAGTTGATCCTGCACCAAGTTGAACAATACTACTTCCATTGTCAAAGGTCATTGTACCGACACCTGAGTTGAAAGTACCTTGAATATTATCCAAAATCAATGTGTTGGTAGAAGTAATGATTCCAACAGAAAGAACTGCGTTAGATCCGTTTCCAAGTCCAAGAGTGCTAACTCCAACAGTATCACCAACCGCAAAGTTTTTACCACCGTTTGTTACATTAACAGCAGAAATCTGTCCGTTGTTCACAGTAACGTTAGCGACCATTCCAGAACCAGAACCAGTCAAAGCGACCATGGGAACGTCGGAATAGACCAAAGATCCAGAAGATGGTGTATATCCAACACCCGCATTTGTAATAGTAAAGGTTTTAGTACCAACACTAGCAATACCTGCAGTGTTAATTAATTTTGCAGATGCTGTAAGATTGCCTTCTTGAGTAACTGTTACACCAGGAATGAATCCAGCTGGTGCGGCAAAGGTTGTTCCAAGTCCAACGGTAGCCTTTTTGGAGAGAATCCTGATTGGATTTTCTGGAAGAGTAATAATTTGTTTATTACCTTCATCAAGTTTTGGATTATAGAATCTAGCAACACCAGTTGAGTTAGAGAACACAGCTGAGAACAGAGTCATTTTCAAGTCTTCATATTGACTTGGATCCCATGTTCCACCATTCTGAGATTTAAATAGTGAACCAAGATATGGTTGTTGTGTGATGATTGTTTGTTGAGCGTCTGGTAAATTTCTAGTTGAAATATCTACCTCACCCATTCTAGCAATCCATGCATTATAAGTTGTAACACTACTCCTTAAAACAACAGCATATTCAGTTTCACCATTTAAGTAAATTGGGGAACTAAAGGTAAATTTTGTAGGTACAGATCCGTCTTGAGAAATGTTAACGTCATCGGGTTCTTTTTCAATGTAACCAAAAGGAAGAACTTTTTGAGTTGGAAGACCACTCTCAACAGTTCTCATTTCCATAATTACTGGTAATGTATCGTCCTTAGATTGGAAGAATACATCAATACTGGTAATAAACATACCAGATGTTTGACCCACAGTAAACGTTTGAGCAAGAGGGTCATCGTCAAAGAAATTGTTCTCAACGTTAATGTTAGTGACGTTAGTGACTCTTCTAACGTTAGTGACGTTAGTAATGTTGTTGGTAATAAACCGTCTTCTGTCAACAAACGTCTGTTCAGTTACATTGAGATCAATGTCACTAACTCTTTGAGTATTAATCGCAGCAGTTTGAGTTCTTGAGTTTCTATCTAGAACTTCTGTGTTAACAGTAAGTCTGTCAGGGCCTTGTTGTCTTGTAATTCTACTACTTTGAACTCTGGCATCTGTATGGTCAATTCTTCTAATCTGAGGAATTCTTGTACTCAGAACAGTTTCTCTGACCGTTTGTAGTTCACCTTGTGCATAGAAATTAGACTCTGAAGAAGTTGTAACAGTGCCAAAAATTGAACTGTTAGTGGAACTTGTAGTGAACTTAAGAGTTTTTGTACCAGTTTCCCATCTTGGATTAGCCTGTCTGTCTGGATCAGGAATTTGGAATGTGCCTTGCAACTTACCAAGATTGTCGGTAATAAATCTAATATCAGTCACTCTAGCTTGAGCAGCGCTGCTCCGACCTTCAAGAATCATACTAGGACTTACTTGTCCACGGAATTGTCCTTGAACTTGAGATGCAAGACTGAATGTATCAACATTCAGAATAGTGGAGGACGTAGAGTAATTAGCCGGAATGTTACCTGCATTGGCATATGGGTTTCTTCCATATGTATTGGTAGGATTATTAAATGGCCCATCTTTATGATTTGGAGCACAAATTCTAAAGACAAGATCTGGGGTTCCGCCTGTTCTTCTGGCATTTGTGGTATATCCAAATACAGTTTCACCAATTCTGAATCTTCCAGATGTCATAGAAATTTCCAGAAGTTTTGGTGTCATATATTTGGTTACATTTACACCATCAAAGAATCCATAGATGCGAGTCAATGGTTTCATCTTCGTAGCATTAAATTGAATACTACGAGATCTCATAAATGAAACAATATCTCTACTTACAATTCTATCACCAATACTTTGTCTATTAGTTGTAGGAGTGATTTGGAACTGAATACCATTTCTAGACTGTCTTGTAGTAGTTTCGATGTCTTGCATCGTCCTCTCAAGACGGAAAGTGTCTCTAGTTGTAGTAGTTGTAGTTCTAGTTGCAAGATTTGTTCTACTGTTCTGAAGGCTAACATTGACTCTACTACGACCAGAAGCTGATCTAGCACCAACATTTCCCCTACCTGTGTTTTGCGTATTAGAAGTAAAGTTAACACCAGTTACATTGGTCTGTGCTGCGCCTCTAGTTGTTGATGATTCAACTCTTTGTCCTACGACTCTTTCACCAGTCCAAGTGGTTTCCCATGCACCCCAATCAACTTCACTAAGTCCAGTTTGAGCATTTACACCCAGAATAGCAGAAGCGGCATCAAACGCAGCTGTTTGATTAATTGTTTGTGCATTAACTCTTCTTGTAGCAACCCAAGTATCAGAGTTTGGAGTGAGTTCAAGATCACCTTCATAGAAAACAACCAAGAATGGAGTGCAATTTTCAACCCTGGATGCATATGGTTGTTTAAAGTATACTCTCTCCTCATAATCCAGAGTGATCAAACTACCAGTTTTTCTGATATTCAGTCCATCAATGTCATCAACAAAATTTAAATCTACATCTGGATTAGAACTGGTTCCAATTCCAACCAGAGAGGTTGATCCTGGAATAAGATCAATAGCCGTTGTATAATGACCCGGACGTAAGATACCCTCTTTTCTGTCAATACTTGCAGAAAAATCAACGTGTGCAATATGATGAGAATCGTGAGACTTAAAGTTATCTACGAAGAAACCAGATTTAAATCTATTCAATCCGTTCGCATCAACAATTTGAAGGTTGGATGTTTCTGTTTCTAAAAGAGACAGTTGAGTATAGAATTCAATATTTTCAATTCTTTTCTCAAGACCACCAATATCTTTCATGGTATAACGTTTATGTTCTGTTGGTCGAACAATAACGTCCTTCACACTATAAACATAAGGAGGAAGTTCAATCTTACATACTTCTATGGCATCTTTTACTGGTTCTGGTTCAGTTGGATCATCTGAGGGGAAACCAGCAACGTAAAGGAATTTTCCATCTTTATCAAGGAATAACCTATCTCTTCTACCTTGATAATACTCATAATCAACGATGATTTGTTCATCAGAAACCATGGGATCATTGATACTACTACCAGTAGATGCAAATGACCTGGAAGCAAAATCAAATGGAGATGTGGTTGAGGAAGTATTATAGTTGCTAACTCTAGGTCTAATGTCAATCAGATCACTAGTAATTCTGTCATAAAATCCATTGATAGGAATGAATTCTTTACCAAGATTAGATGGATAACTAGAAGCCGTATAGAAGTCTCCCTCATCACTGCTTTCTACAAACAAATTCTTAAATACAATTTTTAGTCTATTAGATGGTTCTGAAACATTTTTGTCTCTTTCAATGTAAGAATAATCATAATACGTATCCTTATCATTTGAAATCATAAAATATTGATTGGTTACGTTTCTATCTCCAGGAGTTGCACCAGCAACAATAGCAGTAATATTAGTATTAGAAGTTCTTACTCTTTCACCAACTGAAAATGTATTCTCATTGAGAAAAACAACACCAACAGTAGTGGTATTTGGTCTTTCTGTAATAACTGCAACAGCATCACTATCAGTGCCAATTAATTTTTCACCAATTCGCATATCACTATTGTTTCCACTTGGTCCAGAATATGCACCAAGAGTAATACCTGGAAGATCAGGATCTGAAGCGTCATTGGATTCAAAAACGCCAAGAAGTTCAATAACTTCAGGAACATTCAATGAGATTTGTCTATCTTGAACTCTAGTTCCATAGACTCTACTGTTGGTAAGACCATCGTTAAGAGTGTTTGTACCGATACCAGAAGACGCTAACTTAGATCTATTGACAACTAAAACATTTGCTTCATTCAGAAGTTTTGACTTGTTCCTAACATTAGACTTAAGAACAGTCGCAAACAGATTGGCTTTTCCACTAGACTTAGAAAGAGCTGTGAAAGTAACTGTCTTCGCATCATCTGCTTTGGTAAATTGACTTGGAGTCAACGGTTCAATACTTCCATCATCATATGAAATGAGATATCTCTCTTCATCAAAAGGTTGGAAGAACAGATCTTTGCCTGCAGCTGGTGAAGTGAATCCAGAATTTGCAACCGTAATATCAGAATATTGTTTTCTGAGTTGAATATTTGTTGTTGTTACATCAAGACTATCAACGTTTGGTTTGTTGACGGGTGTTGTCAGTGTATTTTCTGTAATAGCAAAAGTTGTGTCCCTACGTCTCAAGTCTGTGATGGTTACTTTATTAGAACTCGATACAGAACCATTATTAACATTAGAAATAGTTGGGACAGTGGCAATTGACACTTCATCACCTGTAGTGCTAACGCCGGTGACTCTATTAAATTGTGGAATTTTACTTGAACCAAGACCATAACTTAGAATATTACCAGTAGTCAGAATACCTGCAAAGTTTCCTCCAGTTGCAGAAATGATACCTGTTGTACTACTAGTCTTCGTATATTCAAACGAACCTGTGGTGACATTATCAAGTCTTGAGATTTCATCGAGAATTAAGTCAGCCTCGAACGTGGAAACACCAACGTAACTACGCATAGACTTTACATCATCAATGTTAAAGTCTGTAATTTTTGTGATGGTTCGACCATCAGCATTACCATTGATAATAATATTTTCATCGTTAAGAAATTGACCACTTACATCAGAAAGTGAAAGTTCTGTCACGTTTGTTCCGGACGTGCGAACAAAACCACCTGCACCACTTCTGGCACCCTCAATGTAATCAGATGCCGTGACAGAAGTAATTGCAGTTCCTACTTGAAGTTTGGTGAAAAGTTTGACATCAAATAATCTACTTTCAAAAATTGTAGCGGAGTTTACATAACTTGCAGACTGTGATTTGAAATCATAAAGTCTTGCAAGACCAACTTCTTCGCCATAAGAATCGATACCAAGAGTACTCTCACCCTTTCTTCTACTACTAATAAGAGATACGGTAGCTGTAGTTCCGATACCAATTGCAGGAGAACCAAATACGTTGTTTACGAAGATTGGATTGCCAGTAACATATGTAATTGGTTCTTGTTCTACTAATTTAGTTGTTCTTGATTTTGTTACGTCAATAAGAGTTGGTGCAATAGTCTCAATATCATATCCTTTGATATATGCTTTACCGGGACTCACCTGAGCAATCATCAAGTCATCTGATGGAGTATTACCATCAGGAGTTGTTTGAATGTCTGTAAAGAGTCCTTTGTTACCTACCTGATCATTCAAAGACTCTTTCATGAAGACTTCAAAAGAATCTACACAATAGTCACCAGACTCATCATAAGTCCGTTTTGCCATCGCATCGCGAATTAGGTTATAATTAGTTTCTCTTACAAAAGTTTGAAGTGAACCTTGTACAACACGAGCAATTTCTATAAAGTCTGGATCGACAATATCATCAATATCTTTCTTTGCAAGCGTTAAGGAAATTCTGAATCTATCTGCACCAGGAGCCGCAAAGTTTGTAAATCCCGATGCATTGTCATTAAGAGATTCATCCTCATTAGAAGTAATAATTTCTTCTAATACTTGAAAACCAATTCTATACGTTGGAGTCCGAGCGTATTGATCTAGAAGCAGAGTTTCATTAGGAACTTGAACGAACGTACCTCTGGCAAAATAAACACCTTCACCAACAGACATGGAACTACCTATTTGGTTAGCTCCAGATGCAATCGTATTTGCAAAAGGTTCGTTTGTAGAAATTACACTCAATCCATATGTAATATTAGAAAGTGTAATAAGACTTTCTCCATCTAAGAAAGTCTCCGATTCATTATCAAGAGTAGAAGAACTTTCATAGTTGAGGTAAAGAGTGATAATTCCTCTTTCAGATTCCTCCTCAGTAAGGACAGAAATAACTCGTGCTGTTACACCAGATCTTTCTCCAGTAATTCTTTTATCTACTAGTTGTTCCAGATATAAAGAAACTGGAACAGACAAATATGTTGACTCAATCTGAATACATTGAAAATTTGAATTATATGTAAGGTTACCTGGAATTACTTTGGAACCTTCTTTGAAGAAGTGAACACCAAACTGTTCAATTTGATCTTGCAGAATAGACTGCAAGGTAGAAAGTTCTCTAGCCTGTACTGGAGTACCTGGTTTGAACAGAACTTTTTTAAAGTTCTTGTCCTTATCAAAATCGTCAAAATAAGGACTTACGTTAAGATTAGTTTCCTGTGGCATAGTCTTTAGAATTCCAGTACGATTTTAATGTCTTCTTTTTGTTGCGAACTGCGAGTCACAGATGCTCTATTATCCACGTAGATAATTTCACCACTGTATTTTTGAACTTCAGGATTTGCAACACCCTTAACGAAACTCATACCTAGGTTGTATGTCCTATTATTTATTGACGTAGATAAACCTGGTGCAACAGATGTGCCAAAATTGGTGTCTATATTAAGATTGTTGGAACCACCAAAAACAGTTGTTCCTGCTCCAGTGGTTGGATCAGCACTAAATCTGAATAATTTAAATCCATATTCTGGACTAGTATTCACCGTTCCATCTGTATTGAATCCTGCAAGTCTTCTATCTTGCCAATATTTTAATACACCAGTTGTGGAATCCCAACTAATTGTTCTACCCACAGCGGTAGAACCAATACCAATTGTTTGAGTAACCTGGTCATCTGCACGGAAGGTGGTTTGCGTTGATCCAGCACCGATCAGTTTAAGTGCATAAGTTGCACTAGCTCTAGCAAGAGTCAGTCTGTTACTAGATCCAAAAGAATCTGGATTTTTTACAATACCAATTCTTGCAAATTGATTACCAGTAATAAAGTCTGGATTTGTAACATCGTTTTCAAGTCTTGAATAAATCAAAACTCTATTTGCACCCAATTCTCTATAAACATCTGATCCATGTCCACCTTGTGGTGGAATAATTACATTAAAAGCAGCATCAGTTGAACCAGATGGATTAGTTAATCCAACTGCGTTTAAATCAACACTACCAAAAGAATAATCTGAACCACCGTTAGTAACCTCTACGGAGTTAATTTTTCCTGCAGCGTTTACAACAACCGAACAAGTTGCACCCTCACCATCGCCTTTGATTGGTACATTGTTATACGTGGTTGCAGTACCATATCCAACGCCTCTATTCTTAATAGTAACAATTTTTAATTGTCCACTAGTATCTGCGTTATTTCTAACTGCCGCAACATCGGATAAAGTTTCCCAATTATTAGGTACAGGAACAAAACTTGTAGAATCAAACTTAATCAATTCAGTTGGTTTGATTGTAAAAAGATATTTCCAAATATATCCGTCACCAGAACCACCAGCAGAACGAGGTTCTAAATCTGTGAATAGTGGTTGGTCAAGAGATGGTCTTCCATCTGGATTCTCCGGATCCGTACCATTTTGTAAACAAACATAAACCCTAAAGTCAGAGTTCATTACATAATAATTGGCATCATATAAGTTAGTAGAACTTGTTACTGGTGAAACGTTTGACCTTGAATAGTCATTTCGATACATCTCATAAGTCGTACCGGAAGTCCAATCTAGTTTTCTTACAACTCTCGTTACATCAGATGCATTGATTCTTTTCAATCCGATCATGGTATCCCAATAATCAGTTTCCTCACTAAAAGAATCTTTTGGAGATGGGGGAGACTCATTCCAATCTTCGTCGAATTCGGTTGCATTTGGCAAACCGATCCAAACATAATAACTGTTGGAAGTAGATGCAACTCCAGCTACAAAATTACCAGAATTTACAATACGAAGTTGATCAGTTATAATAGCTGACATTTTTAAAAACTTTACGCTTTTTGTTTATTTATAGTCAAATGTAAGCCTCTTTTAAATCTCTGGTTCTAACAACGATTGGACCCGTTTGAATTCCAACAACACCATCATCAGTGATAGCATTAAATGCACTGTCACCTTCCTTGACAAAATCATGCAAACGACCCCAGGAGTATTGACCAAACCTCTCACTGCTTCCAAGACTTACTCCAATTGTAGAACTTACACTGACAGTAACTCTTCTTAGAGTTGTTTCGCCAACACCAATTGCACTACCAGTAACGTTTTCTACTGACATCACTTTGTAGATGTTATCTATAAAGGAAGTTCCAATACCCACAGGTGATGTGCCAGATGCATCTCCATATGCAGTGATACCAGTTCCACTATATGAATCAAATACTACAAAGTAATATCCAGTTTGAATGCCACTGTTTGTAATTGGTGTGGACATTACAGAGGAATCTCTAAGAGTGGAGTCTAAAGGAATAAACAGATCAAATGTTAATCCAGTGGTTGCAACACCAACAACCGAGGTTGTTCCAATACCAGTGATAATACCGAAATCGCCTTCATATTTAATACTCGTGAGTTGATCATTGCCGAAAGCTTCTGGTTCAATCAATACAATTGGTGGATTTGTATTTGTATATCCAGCACCAGGATTTGTGAGAGACACGGAGTTAACAGTTCCCACACCAGACAAACCTGCGACTGCAGTTGCATTGGTATTTACTGTAATACCAATACCAGCAAAGATTGTTCCGATACCAGCAGTTACACCGATAGAAACAGTGGGTGCAGATGTATATCCAGAACCACCATCAGAAATTACGAAACTTGTAATAGTTCCGGCGGCCGAAACGATTGCAGTAGCTGCTGCACCTGTTTTTTCAGTAGGATCTATGATGAGAACACTCTGTAAGGTTTCACCGAGATCATCAATTTCACTAAACAATGGAACTGCGGTATCAACAAACACTTCAGTTGCACCAGCAGAAACATTATTGATGATACGTGAGTTTGGTCTAATACCTGCTTCAAGTAGAGCTCTATCTTTACCGATTTCAAAACCATCAACAATCACATCCGAAGTTTGTTTTCTCCAGGTGATGGGTCTTGATAAAGTAGCGTCTGTGGTAATACCAACTTCAATATATGTATTGGTAGAAACACTATCGGTAGTGGTAATGCCAGTAACAACTCTTGGATTCTGTTGGAAACCATCTTTGATTCCAATTTCTGGATATTCATTAAGAGTCAGAGAATCTCCAACCTTAACGCTTTCCAAAATATCAACATCAACTACATCATTATCAGATCCACGATAGTAATAAATTCTTACCTTATCTCCCAACTTAGGAGCTTCAGAGAATACAAGTCTAGAACCACCTACAAACTTATAACTCTCGAATGGAATTTGAAGAATGTCATTCAGGAAAATAAGAACGTTATCTTCAATTCTAATTGGAGAACCCTTACCAGATCTGAGGGTGATTGGCGTCTCAGATGCACCAACAGTCTTTGTCAGACCAAATGCTCTCTTAGCACCATCAAATTCATCTTCAAAAGTATTCAGTTTTTCAAGTTCACCAAACGACCAACCACCGAAACTATCTGTGAATACATCCTGAACAGTAAGCCTGAATGTCTTGAATGCAGATCCAGCAGAAGCATCTGTTGGGATACCTGCTTGGTTATCCGTAGCAAGTCTTAGAGTATCACCAATCTTATAGTTGTAACCATAATTTGTAATGCTGAAACTAATTACACTAGTTGCGGAACCAACGCGAACTGATACAGATGCACCGATACCAGTTGAACTTCCAACTAATCTCATATTTTCATAATTGAGTGGTTGTTCAAATTCAAGGGTTGGTGGAGTAGCAGAACTAAATCCAGAACCACCATTGGTAATGGTGACAGAAGTAACAAGACCTGCAGTAACATTTGCACGACCTATGGTTGTGACTCCAGAAGAACTAATAGCTCTGACCAAAATATTTGTTTGAACTCCGACCCTATATCCAGAACCACTATTACCAATAGCAACAGATTCAACTGTTCCTGCAGCAGAAACAATTGCCGTACCGCCGGCAGATACAAGAGGTTGATAACCGAAAGAGGATGTTTCTCCAACAGAAACGATGACGCCACCTCTAGGAATAGAGGAAGAATTAACATCATAAGTTACTGATACACCTGCACCAGTAAATCTAATGGAAGTAATACCTGCAGTTTCAGTGATGATATAATCATCTGGAGATGCAGGATTCTGGAAAATTTCATTGATTAAAATGACACCGTTATTTGTTGCGACTCCTGTGACATTTTGTCCGCCAGATTTTAGTATGAATGCAGTCGAGACACCCGTAAACTGACTTTCAATACTATCAAACACATAGTTGTTTGCATAAGTATCTTGAGTTCCATTCTCAGATCCAGTTCGTGTAAATACTCTTGCTGCAAATGTGGAGGTGGTTGTAAGGCCAACCGGACCCCTTTCTCCCTTAGGTGCATCAGTGAAGTTGATTGTGTCCTCAACAATTCTATAGTTACCGATAAACTTAGTGACTGTTGCACCAGCACTATGATTTGCAAGAGCAGAATTCAATTGAGATCTCTTCATCAAGAGTTGGTTTGTTGAACCGATACCAACGGTGTCAACCTTCATGAATTCATCATTGACTTTTAAAATATCTCCAGAGAATATAGAGGATATACCAGAGATAGTTACAAAGTCTGAGGTTGTTCCAACATCGAAAGAAAGTGCATAATTAACCGGAGACTCAATCAGTGGGCTTTGAATATTATTATCCAAAGTTACCAACATCTTAGAGTCAAGATTTTTGGATGTAAACGCATGTGTCGTACCAACACCAACTGCGGTGATGTCAAGAATATTTGGTACAGTTAAGAGCGCATCTGTTGCACTTGCAGCTACCCTGAACTTGTTCTCTGCAATCTTGACTGCATAAACAGTAGATGGTAACTTATCTGTGGTTCCAAAACCAACAATAGACGTGGTGTTGATACCGATACTCATCGTTGTGCCAGCACCAGTTGGGGTGTAAGTAAGTTCCTCACCAGTTGTGAAGAAGTGATTGTTAACGATCAGTGTGTTTGATGTAACATCAACTGCACCAGCGTCCGAAGCATCAAATACTTTATGGAATACTGAGTCTTCATTATGTTTCAGTGGGAATGAGAACTTAACATCGTTTTCAGTTCCAGTATATGATCCATCTTGAGAACGTATCTCTGAATTAGTAAAGGTGACAAAACCAACACCACCTGTTCCAGTTTCGGTAAAGTTGTATTGGAACACTTTTGCGGTAATTGCAGTATTTGTGGGTGGAGTCAATCTAAGTTCTAAATCACCACCGGAAACAGAGGAATATCCAACACCAACCGTTCCGATACCAGAACCATTGAAAGTATCAAATGCACCAAACTCACTGAAGTAGATATTAGATCCATCATGAATTAAGGTTACCTGAGTAACCGCACTTCTGTTATTTGTTGTGTCATTGATTTCAATGAGACAATCTGCAGCCTGATATGTTCCAGATCCAAATCCACTAATTCTAGTGGCCTGAGGAGTCCCAGTAGATGCGATATTAGTAGTGGTGGTCAGAATCTGATTCAGTGAAACTGATGTGCTACCAATTCCAGTTGCAGAAGAATCGATTGATGTTTGATGAACTCTCATCGTTACACCAACACCCGAAACTGGAGTGAAGTAAACACTGGTAATACCAGATCTTACATCTGCACCAAAAGTTCCCAATCCAACACTTGGAGAGTTTGTTATTGAAATATTATCGTTCACTAGTTGTCCATATTCAAGAACATATGCTTCAGATCCGTCTTGATGAACAACTAATTCATTTAACTGACTTCTTTCTTGACCGCCAAGTTCTTCGGTAAGAACAAGAAGTTTAGAAGTTGTTGTTGTAGTTGTACTAAATGCAACAACTTCACAAACAGATTCTGGATCTGTTGAACCAATACCAGATGCGGAAGAAATGATTTTATAACCTGTGCCAACGTTGGTAGAAGCAAAACCTACTGTGGTATCAGTGTTAATGAACATTTGCTGAGAGAATATTCTCAACGCATAGTTGTTATTTCTGAATTTTGCGGGCACAAATCGAATTGTACCTGTACTACCAGAGACACTGAAGTCAAATTCTCCCAAATCAATAGTTGTTTCTACTCTACCAAAGGGAACCAGATATCCAAGATTATTATCATGCAGAAGGTTCATTTGAAGAATTTGTTTTTCACCAGAGAATCTGGTATCAAATGCCATGATATAGAACTTACCACCACGGATTTTTTCAAGATTAAAGTCCGCAATATCGGAGAACGCCGTAGCACGGGGCAAGTCGTTAAACTGATCACTCACACCATCAATAGAAATTGCTCTGTTGGTTCTAGACTCGCTATAATCTGAAAGAATTATGTTATCAAACTTAATCTCATCAGAGGCTAAATCATTTCCAATAAACAAAGAATTTTCTGATGCAAGATCAAAGTTATATTTTTCATGAATAGAGGTGTTATCACTAACAAGGTCAACTAAGAAACTTACAACGTCGGATGCAACACCAACATTTGCAGTTCTTCTATTCTTAGCATCAGTTGATGCAATAGAAATAATATTGTGATCAGAGAAGTTTTTGAAACCAACAACGTGTCCAAGGGAATTAACAGGATCTCTCCACTTGTCATATTCAATAGTAGAACCTAAAGAATATGAAAATGTTTGGTAATAATCATTATCCGGTGTTTTTTGAAGTTCTTCACTCAGTTTACCGGTGTCTCTTTGCCATCCACTTCTAATTTCCGAAGTTGCATTAATATCAAATTTGGCCGTAGAACTGTTAACTTCCTGAATAATACCAACAGTCTTAGAAGATTGTCCATTAAGAGTTTCACCAACTGCAAAAAAGTCGTCTGAGAGAACTTTCAGGTACTTATTATTTTCATTCCAAATTGTAACCTCACCAATTTTATTACCAGTTGTTACAGTCTCACCTTCAGCAAAATTAAGTGGTTCAACATCAACGACAAAGATTGGTAAATCTTCAGATCGAACAACTCTTGCCGACGAACCAACATCACTGTATATACCTGGGTTTGTTACTCCTGGATCTAATTGATAAGAAACGTTGGCTCCACCTCCACCAAAATTGGTTGTCACACCAGTTACAGTGAAATTTTTATATCCATAATCTGCAGAGTTATATCCACTACCAGTAGATCCAATTCCGATCTGTTCAACAAAGATCTTTTCACCAATTGTGAATGGATATGTTGATGTTGAGAATCCTACAGTTCCACTTTCAAGGGTCAAAGTTACAGTTCTGGTTGAAGTCTGATATGAAACATCAGATACCTTAAATCCGTTGGAGTTATTAGTCGCAACAACTAAAGGAGAAGAGTCAAAAAGTCTGTTAGTATTTCTCAGAAGTTTGACACTATTGACAGATGTACCTTGAAGTTCCGTGCGAGTTACAATATCAGTGTTAATTTCATCAGTAATTCTATCGACAAAAATAAGTGTTGGTGGAGTCAGATAATTTTTGCCGCCAGATGTAATACCAATATTCGAAACTTTAGATAGTCTATCCAGTTTTAAAATTTGTGGGAAAAGAACTGATGGTTCTAGAGTTTTATCTGCAGAATAGTCAAAACCAACGTTCTTGATAGTGAAAGTTTTCGGAACACCAATATTTTTGCTTACCAGTCTGATAGCAGCGCCAACACCACTTGTAGAAGCAATGGAAGTTACAACTGGAATCTCCGTGTAATTCTTTCCTCTAGAAATAATTTGAATAGTCTTTACTGGACCATCAGTTTGAGTTGCGGTTGTTGAATACTCAAGAGTTGTAGCTTCTGATTGTGTATAAGATCCCTTTTCCGGTTGAGATGGAATATTGAAATTGAATGTTGTGCTTCCAATTCCAGTAACGTTGAATACACCGTTGTAATTGCTAAATCCAGATTGTATTCTGGAGAATCCAATAACATCCATGTCGGTGATTGGATCTTTCTTAGACTTATCAACAATGTCGAGGTTGACGTTATCTAACTTATAGAAAAGTTCTCTTGGAGTAGACTCTGTGATAGAAACATTAACCCTCGCATCAGTAGAAACGCCAACTGTGCCAACACCAACTACTTGGAAAGGTTCACCTGGGTTAGAATAATATGGTTTAATAAAGTTTTTATCTTCATATAGATTAAACTCAAATATTTGTCTCTTTTTACCATTTATAGTTTGAACAAGTGATGGATCTGATAATGCAAATCCTACATTATATCCACGAGAAACTGTTATAGATGGATTGATCAATCCTACTTCATGACCAGAACCGGTTCCAGTCAAACCAATGATAACTGGTACAGATTTAGTAGCCTGATAATAAGTAGAAGCTAATTTAAAGGAGTTGGAGTCATTTCTAACAACAAAATAAACAGTATCCGTTGTTAGAGGTGTTGCTACGTTTGAAGAAGTATACAAAATCTTATCACCAGTTTCATAACCATGATTTGGAATGTTTATGGTGTCTGTAGTAGTGTTAATCTCTGCACCACTAAAACTTCTGGGGTTGATAATGATTCTCTTTGAAGTATCATTATACTTCACATAATATGTGGTAGAAATACCGGGAGTAACAGAAAGATCAATAAGATCATTTTGCAAAAGTCCGTGATTTTCTTCACAAACAACTGTGCCCACATTCTTTTCTACGCGACCAGTAACTTCAACATCTTGTTCAAGGAAACTATGGACTTTTCCAGATCCATGTCCTGTAAAGAATAATCTATAAGCAGTGGAACCGATACCAACAATCTGACCGGTATTACCAATGCTCACTGGATTTGTAGAAAGACCGATCAAATCTCTACCATCATTGATGATATAGACTATTGAATTATTTGTAAGGTTAAAGGTAGAAATTCCGTTATAGACTTGAATGGAAGTTCCATCACCATTATTGTAAAGAACTTTTTCTCCAGTTTTAAATCCATGATCTGGAATCAGGGCTTGTTGCGAAAGAACAAATTTATCTGTGGAACCTCCACCAACAACACCGAGTGTATATCTTATAGTAGAACCAATACCAACACCTGCAGTAGAACCTAATGATAATGTCTCTGATGGATCAAAATATGTTCTTGTATTTCTGTTGGTAATAAAATCAGTATTGAGGCCAACATTGAATTGAATGACTCTGTTTACTGCCGTTATCAAGGAGGTGCCTGTATAAGAAGATCCCACAACATTGTTATGTTCTCTCTTAACACGAATTGAATTATTCAAATTATCAATATTCAGAACCAACATCTGTTCTGTTGATGTGCCAATACTAACAATATCGTCTGATTCAATATTCAAACGACTCAAATTACCACTAACACTCAAATCAGTCACGATACCAGTGATTCCGGTAGAACCAATACCAGTGTTAAGAATAAGGAAAGATGTATTAAAACCAACTCGATGAGATCCAGTCAATTTTTTAACAGAATCTGTTGATATACCAGATACTGTGATAAAGTCTCCAATAGTCAATCCATGTGGTTGTGTTGAGAATCCTACAACTGCACCAGTTCTATTATTGTAATCAAATACAACATTATCAATAATTACCGTGGTAGAAGCAATCGAAACGATTTTCTTTCCACCAACTCTAGATATTTGAGCCTCAAATCCTGTACCATTGTCAACAGTTTTAAGTCTCAGTTTATCTTTTACTTTGTATCCAGTGCCTTCATTTTCAATTTCAAAACTTCTAATGTCACCTTTGGCAGCAAAATTAACTTCAACTTCTTGTTTTACTTTATTTCTACTGTTATAGTATCCATCGTAAGATGTATTTGGAGATGTAGGTTTGTATGGATAAGAATTTCTTCTCAGTCCAATTGCACCAAAGTCAAGTCTCTGATCATTAACTTCAACAAAGTTAAAATTATCTGGCTTTGCTCTATAATTTTCACCAATTAGATATGGAAATACTGGTGATCTAAAGTTCTTAAATGTACCACTAGTATCATTTTCATCTGGATTAATTGTTGCAAAATATGCATATGTTCCATCAGGATAATCTGGTGTAATACAGAATCTGCCATTATTCTCATCCAGATCACCCTTTCCAAGGAATTCATAGTCTTCAATAAAGAATCCTAAAGGATAGGTATCAATAGGAGGTCCATTCTCTCTAGATGTCTTCAGAGAATATCCGGAACGCATTACTCTTGCAATACCACCATCCTTTCTGTCATATCCATATGGACCATAGATTGGATGTCCATCATAAGACCATCCAATGATAGGAGAGTGATTAGATGAACTCGATTCTGCATTATTAACAAGAGACAAATCATTCTGTGCATAATTATACGTATTATCACTATTCTTTTGTTTCAGAACTTTTCTTAAAGATCTGGGGGCATACAATGAAGTAAATTTCATTCCGATGTCATTGTTTCCTCTAGTCAAAAATCCATCATCTTGAGTGAATACATCAATATATCTTTGAACATTATTAATATTCCAGTTTCTAACCTTAGTAAGGAACTTAACGCCGGTGCCGGGAACTTGTTCACTTACAACAACTTGAGATGTTGAATATCCAACACCACCACTTGCAACAGTTACTTTATCAACTTTACCGTCTTTAATAGAAGCAATAACTTTAGCACCTACACCATCACCAAAAATAGTAAGATCTGGAGCTGAAATATATCCTTGACCTTTGTTGGTAATGATTACAGAGTCAATCTTACCATCTTGGACAATAGCTTTATATTCTGAAGAGGAACCTGAAGAAACTCTAATTGTCGGTGGAATTGCAAAGTTGAGGATGGTGGAAGATCCATAACCAATTCCAGATTCTTCCATGTTAATTGAGGTAATAGAACCTCTAACAATAGGATTTACCTGTGCATGATAATTCTGAGACTCTGAGCCAGTGGTATTAATACCGAGAGTACCTTTAACCTTTACAGAAATCGGCGGATAGTTGAAAACATGTTCTCCCGAACCCACAGAGTTAAAACCAACATATTCTCTTGTAATATAATTTGCATCTGAAAGTGTGGAACCAATGCCCGCGGCCGCAAGTCTGAATCTATCTTCATTTACCTTTAAAACATAATAATCCTGAGTGGTATCAAGACCACCAATTCTCACACCCTCGTTTGAATATCTTACAACTTCACCATCTTGGAATCCATGTCTCTGATATTCAATATAATCTGAATATGTATTAATACCAGTTACAGGTACAAGTCTTCTCTTGTTCTCATAATCCTCACCAGGATTATCAATAATAATACGTCCAAGAACTCTCTTTTTATCAAAAGATTCAAATCGTTGAACACCATCTGCAAATCCAGTAATGTTGAGTGGGTTTACTTTGTTAAGAGCATCGTTGCGAGTGTTTGCGAGTTTAATTGTGGTTGCATCAACTTTAGACACAAAATAAACTTCATCATTAACAAGTCTTTGATCTGGATTTGTTTGAGAACCAGAAACACTGGAATCACTTGCAATACCAATTGCACCAGTGCCTGTAAAGGTTTTGTAGATTACGGTTTCACCGTCTCTAAATTTATGATATGTACCAAACCCGATAGTATTGTCTGCAATATTAATTCTTCCGCCTGTAGAAGAAGCGTCAAAGTCTATAAAGTGATCAACCTGTCTTAGGACAGCTCTTGCTACGGCATTTCTACCATTACCACCAGTAATTTCAATATCTGGTTCTTGAGTGTAATCGAATCCTGGATCAACAATATCAAATCTTGTGAATTCACCTTTTACGTTTGCAGTTGCACTTGCACCAGTTCCAACATTGCTTTCAATAACAACATCGGGTGGATTAATAACATCATAATTATTTCCACCAAACAGAACGTCAATACTGTTAATTCCACCAAAGAGAATAACATCACCAGACTTGTAGTTTTGAATTTCGGTGCCATTCATCAAGATACCAGTTGGCCCTGGAGATGTTTCATATAATGATCCATCATACAAAGGGTTAATAGAAATTCTCTTCAGAAGTTTCTGGTTTTCGAGTTTTTTGTTAGACAGTTCGGGAACAGAAATCTTAAACGTTCCCTGACCTGTTGCTCTAACATAATCTTCATTCACTAAATCCGACAATGATCCAGCGAGTCTAATTTCGTTAGAATTTTCTCTTTTGATAAAATAATTCTTGCCATCCTCAAGTTCACCAAGAACACCCTGAATTACACTAAAAGTAACAACTTCGCCAGTGTAAAAACCATGGTCTCTAGAACCATCAGTAACTTGAATAAGTTGAATGATGTCTCCACCAGTTGTACCACTCCATGTGATAGAACGATCTGATACAGTAATCGGTTCACCACCTAAACTTGGGATAGATGGAGATGTTACGTATACATGAGGATGTGGTGGATTTGATGGAGTCTTTTTATGCAGTAAAGTATGATGATCGTATGAGTTTTGAATATCTGTAGTATACTTGGTAATATTGTCATGAACTGTGCTGTTGCCTCTATGAAGTCTTCTTCTAATAAATTCAACTATGTTGATGTTTGGTTGAAGACCTGGTAAGTCACTTAGAACAAAAGTAGAGCTACTGATTACACTACTAACTCTACCTACACCAAGTAAATTATCATCAGTATCAAGAACTTCAACAAAGTCTTCTTCAAAGAAGTCGTGAGCAGATGCAGTTGTTACGTTATAGACACCAGTTGTCGATGTCTGTTCAAATATCGTTGGATTATGTCTGATAGAAACATTATGCATCCAAGAGTTAAAGTTTGGATCTTCTGGACTAGTTAAAAGACCCGGTGTGCCAACTCTAATTTTATCTCCCTGTTCAAAATAAATGCCCTCTTGGGGAAGTTCCATGTCAGAAAGAACACCAGTGATAACGACTTCAATTTTGTTATCAATACTGGCTGCAGAATATCCATATGCAACGTTGTTATATCTAACTTCGTTGCCAACAGCATATGAGGTAATCATTGGATCAACTCCAATGAATTGTGTGGAACTCTTATCGCTGTAAGTAACTACACCAATAGTGCCATTTTTATCAATACAGTTTAATATACCAGTAGTAGGGAATCCCACCGTAGTGTCCACTGTAAGGACCGTGGCACCCACTGAAACGTTATCTGTGAACCTAGTCCTACCTGGAATGACAAAAGAACCTTCAACCGATTCTCTAGACAATCCAATCTGATAATAGTGGTCTCCACCGTAGACAAAATTAGATATTTCGGAGATTGCACCCGAAGCTCCTTGAATGCGGTTATCTTTTTCATCTTTATCTTGGAAAAGAGTAGACCCCTTCAAAGAAAGAGGATCACCTGTGATAACTTTTACCAACAGATCATTAGTGATGCGATAATCTGCATCAGATGGTCTCAACAGAAAATCAGATGGTTTGATAATATTGACATCATCGCCAAATAAGACTTTGAACAGAATTTTATAAGACTCTTCTGTACCCTTTGTCTTATAGAAATCCTTAACTTGACGGACAAAGTTAACCTGGTCTAAATCACCAGTGAGTTTTCTGTTTTGAAACCCATTCGCAAAAGTATCCTTCAGTTTATCAAAAAACTTCTGAAGGAAAAGATTAGAAAGATTGAATACCTTTGTTCCACCAGTGTGAGCTGCACCGACCGTGTTCTTAAATGATAATAAGTCGGGTCTATCAGATCTCTTTAAAGAATCAACGCCACTGAACCCTCTGACGCACCCTGTGAAGGTGTTTGTGGTCAGTCCAGTGTATGTAATGATCTCATCATCAATTTTTAAAAGACCATACTTTGCAGGATATCCATCGGTGGTCTCAACTTGAATAGTTGATGAGAAAGATTTAGTATCTGTACTTAAACCAGTGAATACTGTTGTTGCGGAACCAACAAAAGTTTGTAATTTTGTATATCGATCAATATTTTCTCCAAGATCAACTGTTCCACCTTGAAATTCTTGTGAAACATAATACTGTTTCATGAATTCCACAAAAAGTGGATTTTCTGCTTGAACAAATTCAGGCAACTGATTTTCAATTACCTGACTAATTTTTACTCTTTGGATAGAGGTGTCGATCATTTATATTTTCCGCTATTAGTAGGAAGAACTGGATGTTCCGCTAGAAGACGATGTAGATGAAGCTGATGTAGATGACCCAGACGACCCAGATGATGCAGTTGTGCTTGATGCCGCTCTGGTTGACGTTGCAGTTGACGCTATAGCAGTCAATGCACTACTAGAAATTGGCGATTTAGAATTTCTAACGAATGTTGGGACATTGTAACTAGACTCTTTACGGAATCTAGAACCTGAGGTATTCTCACCCGAAGAAATAATGTCTTGTACCATTGTGATGTTGGTATTTGTCATATCAAACTTGATATACAAGTCTCTAAGACCAACCACATCGTTAGAGGCAGGAATCGCCTGCACTTCTACAATATTATTTGAAATGTTTGTAGAAACAATATTTACAGTATCTATAAGAATTTCACCGATGTCATATTTGACTGTACCGGCGTTACGTTTGATGATGTTTGGAGTGCCACCTTCGGTGTAAGTAAAGAAGAACAAACGTCCACGATTCTTATCAATTACCTCATCCGACATATAAACAACATCATTAATTCCATCAATCTTGAACCCTGTAGAAACGATGTTATAAGAGGATTCTGCGACGTGGAACTGATTTCCAAAACAAAGTTCATATTGAGCTTGTTTTCCGAGTTCAGAAATGAGATTTCTCCTCATTCGGACTCTAGTGATGTTAGAAGTGACGGATACGTCAGATCCATCAATCAAAGTTTGTGTTCTACTATACTTAAATCGACCACCAAACTTGTTAACATCAATAGAACGCGAATATTGAGTCAAAGTGCTCGAAATAATCGTTTTCAGTTGATTTACATCACTACTAAAGTTTGTGTTATAATAAACAAAGGAGTCTAATTCAACATAAAGGTACTTCAGGTCAATAAATTCGGGTACGATACCCGCAACAGCGTAACTTTTCAGTTTTTGAACTAAATCACGCTTGGTAAAGTCGGATAAAAAGTCACCATTTCTTGGTTTTGCAGAAATAAACACTTTTCCGAACCTTGGAGGAGATAATTCCTCTCCACCATACGCAGAAACAGACTCAATGTTCGGAGAAATATGTGCCAGAATGCCTTCATAGTCCGATGCGGTCACTGCTCGATACTGAGACGAGTAAATTCTTGGTGCGTAGTACTTAATCGACGAAATTGACTCAATATCGTCCCCATCTCGTGCTGGTTCGTTTGTTGTAACCAGAGAAACTGCGGATGGATCAATACTTCCACCGTCTTGATTGACTAAACGACCGATAAAACTGAATTGTGACGCTCCATTTCCTTCACGACCTGATGTCGTCACATAAGTTGCAGAAACATAATTATTATTTGACAGTTTTCTACCAATAATTCCGTCACCAAACAGAATTTCGTACCTTTCATCCTCAATTTCTTGCAATAAGTAAGAAGAAGAGGTCGAAGTTATGCCAATAATGTTATCAATACCATTATAAGTGACTGCTACGTTCGCATTTTCGTCAGTTTTGACCTTAACTTGAAGAGTATCGGTATCAATGAACGAATTATTCAGAATATATCGTTGATTATAGAGACTAGAGTCTGTCGTGAAGTTCTGAGTGACGAATAATCCCTCATAAATCTCAACATTTTCAAATCTTGCGACACCATCAACAACATTTACCGTGATGTCTTCCGGAAGAGAGAAAATATAACTTGTATTTGCTGCAGAACCGTTACAAACCAGACCAGCTTTTAACGTGGCTGTAACAGTTTCGGTTAATCCACTCAAACTAAACGATACTCTTGATCTTGCAGCGCGTCTAGAACGTGGAACATAACCAATATTACGTGCTAGAGATACGACATTTTCTCTTAATGTCGCAGAATCGAGAAAACTTTCATTCGCCGCCATGTTTGTGTTGTAGGCGGTGATGTATGTGTTATATGCTAACGCATCAATCAACACTGAAAGGTTGGACCCTTCAAAATCATAATCAGTAAAAGTCGTGTTCGACCTCAGATAGTCTCTGATGGACTCTTTTATCTGATCAAAATCTAAATTTACGTATTGACCGAAAGCCATTATACTCTAGCCGGGAAAAGAAGAACCTCTACTCCTTGAGTAGGAACAGGAAGACCAACGATATCGTATTCAATCGTTGCATACATGTCGTTACTGTCAGCATCAATCGTGACAGTAACGTTCAAATTATCAACTCTTGGTTCAAAATTGTTGATTGATGTGGTAATTTGTTCTTTCAAACCCACAGCTTCAACTGATGTATTCAAGTTAAACAGGGAATCATTAATATTTGTACCAAAATATGGTGCAAATGCTTTTTCACCAACCAGTGTCAGAACGATATTTTGTACTGAACGTTTGATTGCATCTTCGTTTTTTAACGAAATGATGTCATTCGTCACTGGATGACGTTTAAAGGACAAACTAATGTCCTTAAATGCCCTTGAAATACCTGCCACGGATACGAATCTGGTCTAACCTCTTTATATTTAGTCAGAAATTAGAGCACTTGTTTACCTTCTGAACTATCATCCTGGTCAACTCGTTCCAGGAGTTCATTATTCTTCTTATTTTTTGTTGTTTTCTTCAACATGTCATCATTATAGACCTCTTGAATTAGCTTTTGATACTGATCATTCGCTAAATTATCGAGAAAATCATTGGTCGGTGTCATTGTTTTCTTCCTCTTGACGTTCTTTTGATGTTTTCCAGAAATATTCATCTTCACGACCCATACCGAGACGATCAAATCCATTCTCAACTTGATAATATTGAGTTGATACCTTGAAATCAGGCATCTTTGGTGTCTCTGGTGTCAAACTGTTATCATAGATACGCAATCGATTGTTTGGATAGAGTGCGTATTGACCATTCTCAAGTTCAATTAGATTATGTGATTTGTGTTCTGCAGGATTTTCACTAGTTGCATAGTCCACATAATCCGGATCATGATGATAATTGTCTATCGTACAAATGTACGTGCCTTTGACATTACCATGATCTCTTGTATAACACTCAAAGTCCATACTACCGATGAACTTCTTGTCCACTGAAACGACGCCGTAATCCATACAATTCCAGAATTGTAGGTTAGGTAAGGTCATATCAGGTGAAGGGATCTCAGGGTCCGCCACAAACGCGCTGATGGGGAGTTTATCGTACATTGCTGCATACTCTGGTAAGTATGTCTCAAAATAAAAAGCGCGCCCAGGAATCGATTTAACCGATACCCAGACGCCCTTTACGAATTCTCCATGACCAGACTGATGATCCGTCAAATACTCTTTACGGACCCAGACTTCCATTGAAGGAAGATTTGCAATCAAACAAGCCATATAAAGTTTTATGTCTTCTTCTATTTAACTATGATTACTTACCTTGACCACGATATGGTTTTTTGGCTTTATTGCGAGATGTCGCGCTATACAGTGTATGTTTACCATGACCTTGCCGAGTTTTTTTCGGTTTGCCCTCAATAAACACTCCACCACTCAGACCAACTTTAGACTTTGCCATCAGGACTCACTCTCCGCTAATACATCAATGACTGTTACTTTATCAGGATCGATCGCACCTTTACGACCTTCATCAAACCATGCAGAAAGTTTTTGCAGTGCTTCAAACTTTCCTTCCTCACTCAGAAGGGTCGAGAGTTCCCGCCCTTCATAGACTAACTTGAAACGTTTCTCAGACATCAGATAATCCTCGTCTTTTCGTGACCGACTCTGATCCGTGGGTCGCACCATGTCACGATACCTTCTTTCTTTGCATCGAGACAGAAACTTACATCCTCACCACACATATCTTGGACATTCCCTGATTCGAACACCTGCATCTTTGGTGCAAACCATGGATACTCCAATCGTTCAAAGACACCGTGTTTGATCAGTACCCATCCAAAACCTGTGTAGTCTACAGTGAATGGTTTCTTCTTACGACTGATACTCTCCACTGTCTCATGATTCATGACTCCGCCATTCTTTGCAAAGTCATCCTCATCTAACCAGTGTGCAACAGATGTCGTGTGTCCATCCTCAGTTGCATACCATCCAGCAACAATCTCTTTCTCTTCTCCCTCTGCAGGAATTGCAAGATCCACCAATTGCCAAAACTTTTCGGTGTCAAATACAATATCACTATCAATCCACAATTGATAATCATACTTCAATTTACCATCCCAAGGAATTTGGTTCGGTCCCCTCAGAACATTCGCTCCGAGTACTTTGCATCGTGCAAAGTTTACCATTGAACTATAATCTTGGGAAATCTGAATCTGTGTGCCGTTCTGTACAAGATCAAATGCAAGTTGTACAAAATTTTTCAGAAAGATATAAGAGCACCCACGACCAGGTAGGCAGAATACAATACTCTTACCTTTGACTCGTTCCTTGATCGCGTCGTAATCCCACTCTTCTTTCGTTTCAGTCTCTTTTGGAATAACTTTGAATCCTTTAGCCATAATTACGTGAAGGTTACCTTTACATCATACTGCAATATTTAGTTTTTGTCTACCGACCTCCGTTGTTTGGTATCCCGTACTCAGAGAGATTATAGTTTGACCTTCGACCAATCTTAGAGGTCCTCGGGGCAAATGTAGACTGTGTGTAGTTAAGTGCTAGAAGACCTAATACGATCCTGGCCAGAGTTTTCATGGGGCAAAAATTTTTTAAATGGAAGTAAATAACGAGCGCGTTTTTGGTTCGTTGTAGGTTAGGGAAGTTAGCGTTTTTTGATACGCGCTTCGCGCTTACATAAACACCCCCGTAAAACCCTGTCAAACTGACCCAAACTGTGTCCTCCCTAAGTGTCATAAACTCAGGGAGGGTTTGTGTTAGTCAGACCTCAAAGATATTCTGGTGAACACCAGATCTCTTCTCCAGATTTTCTAAGTGCAGGAGTGAGTTGAATAGTGACACATTCCTCCTTGAAGTCTTCAGGTGTTCCGCTATACTTAAGAACGTTTGCAAACTTAATACGTGAGAGGACAGGATCTCCGTTGCGGTACACTTTAGTTTTTCCTCGAAAGGTTAACTGAAACGTTCCACGTTTGATAACAGGATCGTAAACCAACATGTGAGTGTGATGTGTTCGACCCTTATACAATACACGAAAACAGAATCAAAAACGAAAGGGTGTGACACTTATTCAAATGGGCGAAAGGTAGGACTGTTTGCCATCACGAACTGCCCATGGTAGAGTGTTAATAACTGCTCAACCTGATGTCTTGAAATAAGCGGAACGGTTACCCTCTACAGCGCTCGCAGTGGCATAAGTGGCGTGCCCAGTGTATGCTTGCCCACGGCGGTTAGTGTTAGTACGAACTCCCTTTGTACTGCTCATAAGCAACTCAGAGCGGCGCGCCCTGCGTGGTTTTAGCACTGTCATTTTCACCTGCTTTCCAGCAGCGTTCAGTTCCTCTGCAATTTGCATCAGGTTCTGGGTGGAGGTTTGCATTGCTTTGCGTTCCTTTGACTCTTTAATAATACACGAAAAGGACTGCTCTGGCACTAATAACGGACGGTTCTATAAGTGTCTCAGAGGTGCTCTGAGGATTGCCAGATCTGGGTGGGGTGGTTTATAATGGGCGGCGGCACGATAGCGTGCGCGCTAAGACAACAAGACCCCGGCACATTTCATAAGACTTTAACACGAATTGAAAGGGAGTTAAATCATACTTTTGGATACTATCCAGAGAATGATTATCAATAACAATAAAACGCTCGCTTACATTTTTTTAAACGTTTTTTAATTGATTTACATACATTTTACCCTATTTTTCGGGTAAAAGCAACTATTTCAACAGTTCTGGATAACATTCCTCAACCTCTTCAATCAGTTCCGGAACGCTATACTTATCAAGATTTTCGTTAATCGTATCATATACAAATGCGTACATACTTTTATGATCCATGCCATCAATTAGTTCCTTAATATAGTCATCTTGGAGTTTATCACGATCGATGATGTTGTCCATGGTTTCAGTCATTGTGATTGTGTGGTTAGGGTGAAAGAATGGCATAATTATGCGAAGACGTATCCATTAGTGAAATCATCTACGTTGTAAACTTTAGACTGTCCTGCTTGACCAATAAAGCGACGAACATACCAGACAAAATTTTTCTGAAATACTCCTTCACCAGTAACACAAAACTCATCACATAAAGCGTTGAGTCTGCTCTTGGTTGTATTAGACTGCCAACCGCCATCGAAGATTGTCACATCGTTATCTGTAACCTCAGCGATAAGATTGTTGTGAAGGTAGACTTGAGTCACAACGCACTCCTTATCATCATTGAAAAAATTGATAGTGTGAGTGTTGCCAGACTTCCAATCCTTTTCGGACTTGATAGCAGCAATCATTTGTGATTCGATCTTACGCATGATGAGTGAGGTTGTGAAGAATTGGTGTGAGTGAAAAAAGGAAGAATCAGCGTAGTTTTAAATATCCGTGCTCAACTAATAAGTCGATGAACTTAATGCATTGGTTTCCAGTTTCCATTTGTGAGAGGTGCTTAAGCAGAGTGGATCTTGTCATACTCGGTTTGAGGTGTGTTCCTTTGACTCTTTAATAATACACGAAAACGAACCCTGTGGCGGGTTCAGTAGACAGATAGCAGACCGTCACAGGTCCGCCATCATTTCCTCCATTTCGGCACTATTGATGGCAGAGTCGTTCCATGCCACACCGTCGCCAGTCGTTTCAAGATGACGACCGATCTGCCCATTCATCATGCAGCGAACGAACTTCGTCCAAGGTGTGTCGCCTTCGTTCACATACTCAACGCATGCCTTAGCGGTGTTGTAGAGAAACTCATCGTTCTGGATCCACAGAGCAGCGTTCCAGGTTTCGTAGTTTGCCCAACCATTCATGATGTTGCTCCGTTTGTTTGCTTGTGTGTATTGTAGACCGTAGGGGGATCAGTGGCGATCACTGATGGACCAGTTCCCCCACTGTCCAGCAGGTTCCAGTCCAGCACGTACACGTTCACGATAGGCGGTCTCTGTTGCCATCTGACGTTTGATGCTCTCCATTGCTGCCATCATGACAGGTGAAGGATTAACAGAGGTCAGGAACATACCGTCAGCAGAGCGGGTGAGTTTGGTGGTTTTGTTCATATGTCTACAATACACGGAAACGAACCCTGTGGCGAGTTAGTGTGACACTTATCCCAGTGTCACATCCGGTCCATGCTACGTTGGATTGTTTCGTTACGTTCTTTCATGATGCTCATCATGTCAGAATCGAGCAGGTCAATGAGAAGATTAGCACCTAACAAAATGACAATGGCAGAAAGAAAAATACGCATGAGTTTCAGTTAAGAATGTGTTCGTAATCGGTAGTTTTCATCATCAAAATAAATTGGTCCAGCGTTCGTGTTGTATTTTGCTGATTCTGCCGTCACTGAGTAAACTATCACAAACACGACAGAAAACCTCAAATTTTTCTATTCTGTCCATGTTAGGATCAACTCCGTTGGCAGTTTCACCGACAACCTTAAGTAAGTTGATTTTTAACATGATCACTCACCCTCGGTTTCAGTTAGTTTGAAAATTGCGGAGATCTTATCACAAACCGCAAAATATGCACGGTCTTCAGTGTCATCCTCACCGAGGTGATCTTGATACTCACTCAACGCACGATCAATGACACTCCACTCCGAATCAGTGAACAAACCTTTGTAAATTGTTGCAGACATTTCTTGTGAGGTCATTTTGAGTTTTGTTCCTTTGACTCTTTAATAATACACGAAAACGGGATCAGATCAACCGATGATGGACACCTTACAGACCGTCACATTCCGTTCAGAAATTCGTGAAGTGCTTCATCATACTCCTGCTGGGTTTCATACACTCTCCCATGAATGTTCAACGGAAAAGTTTTATCAATCCCAGCAACTGCAACGGTTTCACAATCAGCACGATCATAACCCATTGATACCAAATTTTCGACGTAGGGGTTGTTGTGAATTTCCATAAGTTCTTTATCAGATTGGAGAGCGAAAGTGCAAGGGTCAGTGAACATCATCAACCTCCGAACATTTCATCGAACAGGTTATCAGCGTTCTTCGCTCTTTCTTCCCATTCTGTCATCTCTGCGTGGCGATCGAGTTGATCACGCATTGAAACTAGTGCTTGTTGTTTAGCACGAAGTTTGTCAATTTCGACGTTGAGGTAGTGCAACTCGTTGTTAATCTGACAGCGGTCCATGTCATCAACTGTTGGCATGTCGTAGATTGTGTTGTTGATTTTGCGAGGTTGAAGTTTGATCATGTGTTAATAATACACGAAACCCACCACATTGGCGGAATTGGTGGACACTTCACGGACTGTCCACCCCTACTCCAAGACGAACGCTCGGACGTGGTAAGCGTGGGGAATCATTCGCTTCATCAATTCTTCACCTTCTGCTGAGTTAGTAACACTTTCTGGCAGACAGATAACCTCATCTGCTTGACGTGGATGCCCTGGAGATTCTAACCAGATCTCTCCGAAAAATTTTTTGTTCATCATCATCACAGTGCAAATTCTTGAATGTAGTAATCAACTGTGATTTCGTACTTTGCTGCTTCTTCCTCGATGATTTCCATCAAAAGTTCATCTTTCATGATCTCTTGAATTTGCTTCTCAGTCATGACGAAATCCTTGATCTTCTTTAAAATACCACGAAAAAACGTCCGTGGCGGAAATTATGGACACTTAGATTAGTGTCACACGATCACTACCACGAACGCGGATCTGTGATCAATATATTACCAGTCGTCGGTGAGATCTTCGACATGCACGCTCAAACTCTCTTGACCTTCGATGTCAAATAGTTTGTCCCAGTTGATGTTATATGGATCGAAATCATCCAAAACATCAAATTCAAGTGTGACCCGAAACTTTGATTTTTGTGGAATTGCTTGAGCGTACATCGTAAGATCTCGTAGGGGTTGGTGAACTTAAGTATGATACTCTCTCTGAGGACTCATGTCAAGTCTCAATAGAGTATTTATATCTCGTAGCGCGATTATTCATTCTCGCGCCACGAACGTCGCATACGTTGATAATCAGGATCGTATGCTGCTTTATCTCGTACTACCTTGAAGATCTGCGCTGATCTCGCTTTGACATTCGTGAGGCAATCTTCCTCACAGGGAGATATACTCCCATTTTTTGCATATTTGCGTCCCGAAGAGTGATTGGCGTAGCGTCTGGCACGAGTGAATCCCATCTCAAGGAATTTTCTTGCCATGTCCATACCAATGAAATCATCCCGTTGTTTATACTCACAGAACATTGAGTATATTTTATCAGAAGATTTAGTAGATGTTTCTTCATCTACAAATCTCCAATGAGAGCAAATGTCGTGAGTGTAAGGGCGTACCAATAACACTCCTTGCTCTCCCCTTCCAATACGATAAAGTTTGCGAGTTTCTGGATCTGTAAAATCAAGTTGTTTGTAATCCAGTTCATAGTCAAACTCTTTCATTTAATCAAAGACGGGAGAAATACGATGGCGCCATTCATACAAATGGTCTATGTTGTTTCCATAATAACCCATGTGCATGTAGATGCAATCAATGTAACGTAAATCATCATGATCTGCATAATACGTAAAGACATCACAGTATTCTACAATTTCTTGTGGAACTTCTACCTGTTTGTAATCATAATCAATTATCATTTTCCTCTCTGTGTTTCCTCCACAACTCAGCAACCATATCAACTGGTTCTGTAGTTCGTTTGTGAATGTCCTCCTTGTGATTTAACCACTTGTCGATTGCTTCCTGTGTAGGAACAACAATTCTAACAGCGGTTCCCTCTTCTCCAAACTCTTTGTTCATATCAATGTATGTTTGAGGAGTAATTTTCATTGATCCGGAACTGTGATGATGTATTTTGTAGAAGTTTCACCTCGGGAGTTAACACATCGAACACAATGCCATGATCCATTAGTTAGTTTTGACACACTATCCAATAGATTTCTAGCAATAATCCAGTTAGTTTGTTTTCTCCAATCACTCATTTTTGTCCTGTTTGATTCTTGGATGTGGAGCATACAATGGTCCCGGATAGTTACCAGCAAACTTTGGTTTATTCAGTTTTTTTAGAGCTTCGACAACTTCGGGTGTTTCCTCCCACTCCCAAGTATCACCACCTTTCGAAATAGATTGTTTTTTCATAGTTTCATCATACATCAGGTCATAGAGAAATTGTTTAATAAGAGACATGATTCAAACTGCCATTGGAGTGTACTCGGAGCGTGGCATCTGATCAAGGTGGTAACCTGTGACCTCAGCACCGTTAGCGATACGCTCTGCCCACTCATTCTTAGCAGTGAGCATGGTGATAGTGCTGTAAGACTTCTGACCGTTAACATTGAACACGACACGCTTTTGGAAACGCTTGACAACAGTGCCAGACTCCTCAGCGATGAATGCTTCGGGGAAGTAGTCAACTGTGGTGATGGTGTTGGTGAGTTGCATTGGGGTGTTCTTCTCAACAAGTACAATATAGACCCTTTGGCGGTCCTTGGCGAGGGGTCTGAGACAGTTCTAGAAGTGTCCTACCGGCTGTCCACGCAACGCAATTGGTGCCAATGTTGAGGGAAACAAAGGACACAACAATGAACCTTTTTATGAAAATTCACAAAACTATCAGATTTATCTTTCACACTTATTTCAATCGTGACGTATTGATCACAAACGAAATAGACCCATCCCTCGAGCACATGACCGAGGGAATCTTTCCAGATGACATAATCATCTATTTGTGGATTATAACCAACGGTCATTACTTAAAGTCCATGCCGTAACTTCAGCAATCCGTTCCCGCACTGATTTAGCGGGAGTCCATCCAATAGACTTCATTTTACCTCCATCAAGAGCATAGCGAAGATCATGACCAGGACGAGAAGAGTGGAAATCAACTAGTTCATAGTTTAGTTCACGATCTTGTGAATCTGCAATGATCTGAGCGAGTTCCAAGTTGTTCAATTCCTCAGCACCAACAATGTTGAACTTAGGGCATTTGGCACCACCATAGTTCTCCTCCATGACGTTTTTCCCAAGAAGGAACAACACAGCAGACGCAACATCATCCGCATGAATGTAATGACGAGACCCAGGAATTGTGCGAGTGTTGTCACTATGAATCGTGACACGATCACCATCACGAATGCGACGAATACACATAGGAATGTATTTCTCAGGGTGTTGACGTTCCCCGAACACATTCATTGTGTGAGTGATGTAAATTGGCATACCATAAGTGTTCTGATATGCTACCGCAAGTTCCTCACCTCCAGCTTTAGTGGCACTGTAAGGATTGGTGGAATTGTAGCGATCGTTCTCTTTATACTTAATTCCATTTGGCGCAGGACCAAATACCTCATCAGTGCTGAAATACAGGAATCTTTCAAGATTATCCTGAGATCTTGCAAACTCAAGAATATTACATGTGCCAACCACATTATCCATGACAAATTCCATGGGATAATCGATACTGCGATCCACATGAGATCCAGCAGCAAGGTGCAGAACATAGTCTACTTTACCAATCTCACGACGGACAAGTGGGTTCAGTTCAGCTTTAAGATCGTGGAAGACTACACGAACACGCTTACGTTGTTCTGGTGTGCAATCATGCAGGAGAATGTCATTCAGACGATTCAGATTACCACTGTAATCCAGTCGATCAAGAGTGACAATATTCCAATCAGTTTCTTTCAGAATACGGGAAATGAGGTGGTGGGCAATGAACCCAGCACCTCCAGTGATAAGAGCAGTCTTCATTTTAGAGTTTCAGAGATATATTCAACGAAGATCCATTCATCAGGTTCTTCAGTATCGACCACGAACTCTTCCCAGAGAGCGTGCGAATCATCAAATTGGTCTTTGTCTACGAGTTCTTCCATACGTTCCATATAGAAGTTCTCAACATGTTCAATGCACTCATAGTGCATCTCAGTTTTATCAATCATAAAAAGCACACTCCAAAGGACTGAGATTGATGGTCATAGCAGTATAGGGTCTTGTCGATGAGATGTCAACCACCGCCCCTATTTTTTTACTGTTGATGGGTGCGTGGTATTGTCGTTTCTTGGTGTTGTAAAATCCCCAGATAGTTTTTGCAGCAATACCACCGTTGTAATTGAATTTAGAATGATTGCAGCACCAAATACCAAGAACATCACGTTTAAACGGCACAACATCGTAAGTGTAGTTTTTAGGCGGATCATGTGGAAAATCTTCAGGTAAGTTCATTTCGGAATACTAACAACTTGTGGATCTTTGTCATTGAAACTATTCATATCAATGCAGACCCAGGTATATTCATCGCAAACTTTGCGATAGACATAGTGATACTCTTCTCCACGTTCCTTGTTAGCATATGCACCAAGGTTACGATCAAGACGCGGAGGGCATTCTTCACCACGCGCAGAATAGTATTGAGGACCCCATTCTGCTTTCTTATCCATCGTGCCATCAGAATTGCGGAAGCAGTCATCAGTCCAGCAGACTGACATATCACCACCGTCAATCAGTTCTGCTACTTTCTCCTTTGTATTGTAGTGCGTTTCAAGTGTCCTGCCCAACCAAGAAGGATAACCGTCCCAATGATGATAAACAGAAAGAATTGAGTCATCTGAGAGTTGAAGTCCGATGCGTGAACGTGTGCCCATTATGTAGAAGAATTAGGTGAAAATGTGAGAGTGAAGATCACTCAAAAGATGGAATCTTTGCTTTTGCTTCTGCCGCATACTTTTCAGAATAAACACCAGCAATCCACTCACTTTCAAGTTGTGTTGGTTGATCACCGTATCCAATTTGTGGACCGCCATCAGTCTTCCGACCGACCCAAACGCGTTGACGGTCAGTGATGCGTGATGCTTGAGAGAGGATCATGGTGTGTTCCTTTGACTCTTTAATAATACACGAAAACGGGGGTCACTCAACCCCCAGTGTGACACCAGTCGAACTGGTCAGTCACTCAATTTTCCGCCGCGTCTGCGTTGACCGGGGGAATCAATAAGTTTATTAACATAATCGTCCACAATTTCAGAACTCTTTAGACTCTGCACCATATATTCGGCAAAGTCTTCCATTTTGTCAGGGTGAATTGCTGTAATGTCTGTCTCTTCGACAGCAAGTTTTATTGATTCAATTTCCTGATCGGAGAGTTGTTTTTTGCGGTCGAAGCTCATTTGTCTGTCAATGGTGTGAGTGGTTCAATCTTTTCCATTTCTTCCCATACTTTTTTAAAAGTATCGGAATCCCAGGTGTCTTGTGATTCTGGAGTATCCCAGAAATCCTCCCAATCTTTAGGAGAGTCCGTAACATCTTTTATACACTCTTCTCTATCAACTTTGATCTCATCAACGTAACATTCAACTTTATTAGCATCTATCATTCTTAAACTCCTTACGACACTTCTTTAGTTCTTTAAGTTCGGTTTTAATCATTTGGTAAGCGTCTTCTGGACTGATACGCCTACTCATCTCCATTGCAATAGTAAACTCCACTCTGGTGCCAAAGTGTTTCAATGCCTCTTCAAAGCAGTTTAACTCTTCATACATTAGTACCACCTCTTTGTTTTAAGATATTCGAGAACATCTTCACGAACATCCATCAATTCATGATAACACTTTTGATTGTGAGCGCAAGATCTTAATGTAGGATCTGGTTCAATGACAGATTCGATGAAAATGTCAAGTCCTCGATTCCATTTGTCTTTCTTAGATTCGCCGGCAGGAATAGTGTTTTGATCTTTCATGAGATAAAGCGATTGGTACTATTTAATGTCACCGACGAACGGTGGAGATTGCGGGTTGACCTTGGTTGAACACGGTATCAACAACTGCCTGAACGGATCTGGCAGTGCTGATGCCCACTCTATCATAAACAGGGACACAGACAAGCCCAAACGTCTTCTGGCGGTCGCCTAGACGGATCACCCGACCGATAGACTGACTGATACCAATGTAATCCATGTTTCGCATGAACAACACAGCTTCTAGTCCCTTGACATTCATACCCTCAGACAGGATAGAGTGGTGAATAACCACAAATTTCTTGGAAGAATCCTGACCCCAAGTGTTCAAGGTGTCGAAGAACTCTCCACGACTGACTTTCTCACCGTCAATGATTGCACCAGTCTTAGATGTGATCACCATCCAAGAATAACCACGGTCGAACAACTTAGAACAGAACAAAGATTCCTGAATAAGGTTGATGATCTGTTTGGTAGAACGTGCAGCAATCAGTATTTTGTTGAGAGAGTTGCTATCAATGGTGTCCAACAAATTCTTACAATCAGACTGTTTGAAATCACCCTGAGGCAACTCCTGAACCACAACCTTAGGTGGCAAGATGTAACCCTCGTCAACCAGTTTGGGTGCGGGAACATTGCAAATCACCTGCCCATAGACAGCACCATCATTCATTCCTGGTTTGAAGATGGTAAGAGAATGCTTAGGAGTAGCAGTAAAAAAGTAGCAACGATCAGCATCGTCAGAGAAGAACTCAGTAGCAGGGAAGAAGTTACGTTTGACGGAATTGTGTGCTTCGTCGAAGTAAATTGTATTGACTGAGATACCCGACTCCTGAACACGTCGCAGGGAATTGTAGGTAGTAAAGATAATACGATTACGTTTCCAAGTTTGCACCGCCCAGTCGTAGATATAGTCTGATTTAGTGGTAGATTCGTGATGAGTTTCTCCACTGTGAACATGAAGAACACGCACCATAGGATCAGTGATGTGCTCTAGAAACTCAGATGAAAGTTGTTCCGCGAGAAGAATACGAGGAGCAACAACAACAATAGTCTGAGGAATATCACCACTGAACAGACGCAAAGCATCAGTGATCATGGTGAGAGTCTTGCCACCACCAGTGGGCACGATGATTTGACCCTTGGAGTGAGTCAACATCGCGTCACATGCACTTTGTTGATGGGGACGAAGTTGCATAACCTTCTGTCGATGAATATATGATATAACAAAAAAGGGGACTCGGCGAGCCCCCTATGACAGTTATTCAAGTGGTTATCAGGAGATTGGGTTTCGACCCAGTTTCAGGTTGTCCTCAGTCTCCTGAATGGCACAGTTCTCATCATCATGTGTACTGCCACCATCAGCGTGAGGTGTAATGTGTCCACCTTGATAGACGCTGGGATCGAAGAGTTTACCCTTCTCGATCTCCTTACCTTCAGGAGTAACCCAGTCCTGGCGTACAGCGGCAACAAACTTCTGTTCCTTCGTGAAAGAACGACGGTTGTCCAGTTGTGTGCAATAGGACTCGGGTTTCCAAGTGCGAGTGATAATCTCACGACGCAACTTGTTGAAGTTCGCCTCACGAGATCTCATGAGTTCCTTATAAGTCTTCCAACTCCCGTTGGCGTAACTGTAAGTATCAGAGTCAGTGAGTCGAGCAGCATGGGTCTTCATGTAGTCATCAATGAATCCTATAGGATTACTGATGTTGAAGTTGTTGTCCTTCAGATCCTTCATAACAGAGAAGAGGTCAAGAACACAGTTCTTGTTGGGAAGAGCATCAAGATTGTCACCCATGAATGTGATGAAAGACTTGAAGTCTGATGCAAACTTGCCAATGAGTTGGTCCTCAGTTGACCCGCACTCATAAGCAGACCACATGGACTTGTCGGAAATAGTAACACTCAGTCCATGGAAGTAGATGAGAGCAAGTCCAGCGATGAAGTCATCAACCTTACGACGATTGATGTCATTGGGTTTGAAGAACTTCTTCAATGTGCCCTCGTATGTAGTAGCAAGGTCACGGATAGTATTACAGAAGTCAGAGATAACAGCGTTACGCTTCTCAGGACCGTTGAGAGAGATACCATCATTCATACGAATGAAGAGTTGAGAGAGTTGGCTGCGAGTAGCAACACTGATGACCTCAACAGTCACCACAGCATTCAAGAATGCTTTAAGAACTACATTAGGGAGAGTTTCGTAGGTGTCATTCTGACCCTCAATGATCTCAATAACTTGACCACAAATCTCATAAAAACCTGATTGAATACCAAACTCATTGCGAATAAACTGGGAGAGAGTGGTTACACGGTTGTTGGAATCGATGTTCAGAAAATCAATACCGCGACCCTTCCAGAGTTTATAATACTGTTTGTCCGCGGCAATCTTCGAAGTAATCTTGCAAGCGTCTGTAGAGGCAAGGATGAACTTGGAGGGTGCCATACCCAGAATCACTGAAGTGACGTATGATTTCTTATTGTCAAGAGACCAGCGAACTCGGGATTGGAAGGAGTAATCAGCACGGGTCTTGGTTGCCATGTCTGACATGAAAGACTCGACCGAGTACTTGTAGAAATCCGATTGAATCGGAAAGAAAGCAATTGATTTAGTTGACATTTTACCTTTTTTAGTAGGACTAGGTGGGTGTGACTTAGAGCAACCATACAGAGGTCGGTCATCCATCAACAAGGTCAATATACACTGGTCAGAGGTGGGTGGCAACACCCTGACCTATTTGATTTTCTTATGAATGAAGTTGACCGCACTTTTATGATCGCGGGAGACCTTCACCCAGTTGCCATTATTGATGATCGCAAGTTTTTTTGATCCTGCGATAGGAATGGCAGCCCACATTCCATCCTTTGTAACATAAGGTCTAGTGTAAGGTTTGGGATTTAAAATACTATCCCATCGATTCATCTCACTGTAGTTCATACTCACGAAACAATACGTTTTCTAATTCATGAGCCTCAATCTCATGAGGTTGATCCTCGTAATCGTAATTGTCCACGGGTTCTAGAGAATAACACAATTTACCGTAACGATGTCGCAAGTCACCACGAATCCACTGTGTAACATGCACCAATTCATGGAATAGAGTTATGAGATACAACTCTCGATCCATATTTGCTTGCAGTTCAATGAGAAAATGTCGGGGACGATAACAGTCACCCACAACATCGCAGTAACCTACAACTCTATCACGTTTCAGTCCTTTGTGTTCAATCTCGACTAAAATCTTGTGACGTGGAAAATACTTTTTCAAAAACCAAGAGGTAGCATCCTCACAGAGCTTTTTAGAATAACCGTATCCAGAATGACAGATGCTAGACATGTACCCCAGTGAAGAAACCAAATAAAAGATGAAACAAAGACTAGCTTTTCTTTCGCTGTCATGGAGGAACGCGACTCCATCTAAAGTACCACCCTTGGCAACCCTTGGCAAGGGGCTTGACAGGACTCAGTTCCATGAGTAGGATCAACTCTGTTACGGTTGATAGAAACCAGCTCTATGAAGTTCAAGGTAAATTACATGAAACCAAAGAAAAAAGGTTACTACTCACAACAAGTAGCAACCTTTTATGATGAACGTGATGCTTTGAACTGGGAACATCACATTCGTAAGAATGGATGCAAAGAAATTACATTGAGAGTTGATTTCTCGTAATTAATCTGCAGGATCTGCCGTGTTACCTTCAGCGACCCATTGAAGGTATTCATCGTAGTCACTATTGTCTTCACAAAAAGGAATATTACGAATAATGTTGGTATCGTCAGTACGAATAATTGAAACTAATTCACCAAGAATATTTTTATGTAGTTTGTAATTAATAGACATAATTTAATCTCCTAAATTTGTAATTAAATTTCCGCGTTAAATGCTAACCGTCCGCCTGACTCATCGTTTAATCTAAACCAACCGGCATTTCCTTGAGTCATACTAAGACTACCTCTTTCAATTGTGTGGGCATTTTCACTTGCCTCTTGCGTATTAAAGCTGTTAAAATTGGCGCTTGAACCACCTATAAAAATACGGTAAGCATTAGCAACATCGGCAACTTCTAAAGTTGGTACTGCTCGCATTGTAACGGGAAAATGAACAACACCAAAAGCAGCGGAGGTGGTATAAGCAGAGGCTTGAGAGATGGATTTTTGAACACCGCTGGCCGTATATGCCGCATGAAGGTAGTAATACCTTTGGCACTTAGCCAGCATATCAGCATAACTACGATGTTCAAAAGGTGTGGATTTGGAACCAACCTCTAGCTGGATTCCAGTAAGGTCAAAAGTTGCATTAGCTGTATTTCCCCAATTTTGTGCATAGTCTGGAAAATAACTACCACCACTTAAAGAGAACCAAGTGTTATTGGACACGCTTCCACCTGTATGTTGCGTTCCATAATGTGCAACAATAACTATTCCAAGTCCAGAATTAACGTTATTATCAAAAACTAAACTTGCATGACCTGGAATTGTATGCGTGACTTTAGTCCACGTATCCGCAGCTACGGTAAAGGCTCTATTAAAGAAGAAACTACCAACATCATCCGCACGATACTGAACGTTATAAGTACCAGCAAGACTAGATCTAACCCAGAAAGAACAGGACAATGAACGATTTGAGTCTTTGTATTTCCACCCAGATCGTGCAATGTCTTGTGCCTCCAAATGCGTTTGCATTTGAATATAAGCACTAGTGTTACTGGACGTGCTAGTTACTTGTAATCTATATGCGTATCTAAAACCTTCATCATACGGATCTCCAGAAGTTAAAGCAAGTTGAGATTGTGTTCCAGCAGTTTGGCTAAAAGTAGACTTCCAACGATCAACAGTAGCATAAGTGTTACTTGTGGCACTAGTTGCTCTTTGGGCTACTTGAAAATCGCCATTAATTATGAGGTTGCGATTACTTAACGGACCAGAATCAGGATATTGAACATCATTAACTTTGAGACTGCTAGAAGTAATAGAAGTTCCAGTACCAACATTAAAAGTACCAATTACTGAGGCACCAACACCAGTGGTTTCAAATTTCTTATTGCCGTTATAATAAAGATCTACTGTTCCACCGGAGACAAAGTTAGCAAAATTGGCAAATGAGTTTGCAGCATCTCTGAAACCAATTTGATCTGATGCTCTTATGAAAAGACCACCAGTTCCTCCATCATCAATAAATGAATTGCTACCATCATGATAAATCTCTAAGTCACCACTAGCACCAAACTTTAATTTATCACTATCGCCCAGATTAACATGAGTTGCAAATGTTGTTTCACCAGTTACATTTAATGTTCCACCAACAGTAGCATTACCACTTAATGTGGAAGTGCCCGTTACACCCAAGGTGCCACCAATAGTAGCATTACCTGTAGCACTGAATGTTGTAACAATACCTGTGGTCGCTTTTAGTGTTGCAACGGTTGCAATACCAGTAAAATCTACACCAGTGGGAGATAGTGTAATCGTTCCTACACCAGTGCGACTGTTTATTTTATTGACTCTAATTTCTGAAGCCATTTGGGTTCACTATCCCCCGATGTTTCTAGTTATTTATCAGGCAGGTTTATTAGCAATCAGATGTGCTTTATATGCATCTTTGACTGATTGAGTCCATGCTGCATTGCAGATTGCCTGAACATCAGCATCTTCACCACTGATGTCAGTATCAACCAGGTTATCACTCTCATCAAGTACTCCACATGTGAGTGCATGACGATGGAATGAACGTGTAAGTTCTACACCATCTTTCTCGATGATGGTTGCTTTACGTACTTGTACTGCTTTGTATGTACCAACGACTTCAATTTTGTCGTTTTCAAATCTTTCAGTAAGTGCCATTAGGATTGTCCTCCGAACTAAACAGGTTTAGGCGTATTATTTATTCTGTTGTTTGATACATGATATCACAAGCAAATGATGTGTTATCTGCAATATCACTTGCGCTCAAATTGGTTTGAGTCCCATTGTCGAAATTCATCCAATAGAATCTTAAATGTGACTCACTAACCTGAATTCTGGTGCCAAGATAGTAGTATCCACTTTTCGAGATATACTGCATGTATCCAAAGTTAGAAGACGAGTTTTCAACTGCACTACTACCTGATTGAATATCACCAGCAGCAAAGGGGAGGTTACGAACATTAACAGCCCCGCTGCCACTCCCTTTATCAGTTAACTCAAGTCGCACATGCAAATATACCAACCGACCAATTTTTGTATAAGAACCACCATTATTTGAACCGTATGTAATACCACTTGACGAATCATTAACTGTCAGAGTGGGAGTCCAAGTGCCCTCCTCATAATCATCTAAAAGATTTGCGGCGGCATCTGTGTTTCCACCAAAAGCAACTCCAGTGCAGTAAATACTATCCCAACGTTTATTATGATGTCCAAGATCTTTTCCAGCATCAGCGCTTGGAACATAAGCAGCAGAGGTTAGTTCCGAATGAGTACCACCATTAGTTGTGAGGAATTCTAATGTATCAGCAGTTGCGTTATAGTCAAATCCACCATTAGTGGAACCACCTAGGAATACCCTAGATGAAGCCAAAACGCCACTGCTAGTGGTTTCAAATTTCTTAGAGTTGTTGTGATAAAGTTCTACAGAGCCATCATCAGTAAATTTAGCGTGAACCTCCGACTGGTGCCTTAGTTCGATTGGATGATAGTGACCATCAATGATGTTTGTAGATCCATCATGGTAAATGCGAAAATCTTGACTATCGCCAAGTTGAATTTTTTCATCATCACCTGTTCTGACCTGATCGCACTGAACCATGCCAGTTACATCAATGCCACTGCTAGTGGTTTCAAATTTCTTATTATTGTTATGGAAAAGTTCTACTGCTCCATCAGTATAACAATTAATAAATTGATTACTATTTGAGTAATTTCTCAAAGAAACACCAGTGTTTCCTCTGATGTTCAGACTTCCGGTCCCTGTATCATCAATATATGAATTAGTTCCGTCATGATAAATTTCTAAGTCACCACTAGCACCAAACTTTGCCTTATCACTATCACCAAGATTGATATGAGTTGCAAATGTTGTTTCGCCTGTTACACTTAATGTTCCACCAACAGTGCCATTACCTGTGACAGTTAGTGTTGTAACAATACCAGCGGTGATTTTGGTGCTACCACTATTATCAATACGGAATCTCTCCGTTCCATCATTAGTATGAAATGTTAACAAGTTATCACCAGCAGCCGCTGTCGTGATACTCGTAATACCAGATATACTTTTCTGATTGATGATAGTCATCTCGGGTTCACTCTCCCCCTAGTTTTAAATATTTAGACCACAACATAGTTGCCATCGATGGTCAATGTTCCACCAATGGTGACTGGTCCAGCCATGAGACCATTGAAAGCAGTGCCAATGTAATGAACACCATTCAGTCTATTGTCATGGATAACCATACCATTAGAGATATAAAGACCCTGGAAGGAGTTGCCAATCCCCGTGAGGTCATTGTCATCGACTGTAGATGTATTGATACCTACAGAAGTATTTGTGACAATACCTGCGGTTTCTGTGACAAACTTACCAGCAGATACGCCAGTCAGGAATCTACCATCACCACGAATCTCGGTAGCACTGACGATACCTGTCAGTGTAAATCCACCAACACCAGAGTATGTACCAAAGGGATCTGCTAACTTGGTTGCAGTAACTGTTCCCTCAGCAGGTGTACCGATACTGACAGCAGCACCGAGTGCAATGATAAAGATAGAGGTGGAAGCTGTAGGTGGATTCGAAAACGTAATCTGGTCATTTGTGACCGTATAAGACTCGATTGGTTCCTGAATAACACCACCTAAAGATACTAATAGAGCATTCGATGATCCTGGTGTAAATGCATTACCACCAGTGGTCAGATTGAATGTTTTAGTCGTACCATTAAAAGATGACTGTAAGTCATCAATCTTGATATAATTACCTTGCGTTAGGTCGCGACCGATGTATGGCATTTGGGTTCACTATCCCCCGATGTTTCTAGTTATTTATCAACCCTCAAGTGCAGTAACACGAGACAGTAAGTCAGCGTTCTGTGTTTCAAGAGTTTCAATCCTTGCCATAGCTTCTTGAAGTGCGACTAACGCCTTCATAGTAAGAATCGAGGACTTAACTCCTTTGGTTTTTGTGCCCAAATCATTTCCATCGATGTCTCTATCAACAGTTTCATATACAAGACCAGGACTTGTAAGTTCTAACTCTTGAGCGACTACACCCAGTTGTGTATTTGTTTCATGTCCTGTCTCTGATTTAAAGTTATACTTACGGAATCTGACAGACTTAAAGTCACTCCATTGTGATCCCGCATCAACAATATTCTCCTTCAATTTGATATCAGAGATTTGACCATAGGAGTTGTTGGTATTTTGAATATTACCATTAGCGAAGATGAAAATGCTATCAGTTCCTGATCCAGGAGTTCCTACTGTTGCTGAGTGTAATCCTCTAAAAACTGCTGCACTAGTTCCACTTGATGCTACACTACTATAGATAGTATCAACATTAGTGTTAGGAACAAGTAGGAATGCACCACCTGATGAAAATCGGGCCCGCTGTTGGGCATCAGTGGCGAGTACAAGATCTTGTGAAGCGTGTCTGTATTGAATATATCCGTCGTATTCATCAGTTCCAGAAGTTGCATCACTAAATGCAATCGTGCCATTGCTTGTTGTTCCTGTTCGAATCGTAATGCCAGCGTTTCCAGAGCTGGCAACAGTAAATGTTTCAGCACCTGCATAACCTTCAGTCGTCGTGCCAATCAACACTCGGCCAGAGTTGTCGATTCGCATGCGCTCGCTGGGAACACCAAAAACAAGCACATCCTCTGAATGGGTGAAACTTATATATCCAGCAGTATTATTGCCAGCGTCAGCAAATCTAATTTGGGAAGAAGTTTGTGCACCAATAGTTATACCTTGTTCGCCTGTACTTGTACTACCAACAACCAGATTGTCAGCACCACCGTCAGCGTAGTTAGAAGTAGTTCCTAACAACACTCGGCCAGAGCTGTCGATTCGCATGCGCTCACTGCCATTAGTTCGCGTCAACAAATGATCGCCAGCGTGGTCATATGTAAAGCCGCCAACGTATGGAGCAGTGCTGCTAGTGCCGTCTGCAAAATATAAATTAGTTCTCTTGTCTGACCCAGTTGATGCAACAGTTATTCCAGTGTGGCTTGAACTAGCGACTACAAGATTGCTTGCTTCATTGTCATAAGTGCTAGTTGTGCCAACTAGCACCCGCCCCGAGCTGTCGATTCGTAGGCGCGCCGCAGTAGACGTTGCAAATACCAAAGAGTCTGCACTATTTTGGTACTGAATATAGCCTCGATAAAAATCAGTGCCTGTTGCACCATCTCCCATCAAAATACTACAATTTCCATCATCGGCAGAAGCGAGGGCGATTTCACCATTGCCAGATCCGTGTGATCCAACCTGTAGTGCTCTAAGTGGGCTAATGGTTCCAATGCCAATATTACCACCAGAAGTTATACGAAGTCTTTCTGCTCTACTACCACTGCCTCGTGTTCCAAAGATTAAATCAGTTGCACCATCATTTGCTTCTGTGGCAGTGATTGCTGCTTCACCATTAGAACCAATAAGGAATTGCATCCCCACAGTCTTACTATCTGTGAAGTTATTGAGTTTTAATACGTGATAGTCCTGATCAAAATCAGTTCCACTATATGCTGTGCTATTTGCCTGAGATATTTGAAGTGCTCTACCTGGATTAGTCGTCCCGATACCAACTGAACCAGCAGAAGTTATACGAAGTTTTTCCGTAGTTCCACCACTACCACCTCGTGTTCTAAAGATAAATCCACAAGTATTACTACCACCAGATGCATGAGTTGCAGTGAGTTGAACATTACCAGTAGCATTAATACCCAATTCAAGTATTTCTGAAGTGGCGTCTGCACCATTTAATTGTATAATATTTCCTGAGTCTGCTCCAGGTGTTAAAATTAATTTGCCATTTGAATCTATACGAAGTCTTTCACTACCACCTGTCAAGAAACTTAGAGTATTGGATGCAGCACTATCTACGGTAGCGCCAGTTCCTACTTGAACACCTTTATCTGTAACTTCAATACCATTTCTCGCAGTAATCAGACCTACCGAATCTACGTTCGTTACATCTTCATAGGTCAGAGTACCACCAACCGAAACAGTACTAGAAAAAGACGCTGCTACACCAACTAAGGTTCCAGTCGTAAGACCAAAACCAGCATTTGTAATCTTAGTAAATGACATCAGGTAATCTCCATGATTGTAAGAGCTGCGTCAACACTAGTATTAGTGTCACTGTTTACTCTCACACAATCTCCGGATTGCAGTACAACTTTATTACCCTGCATGAATTCCAAAGAAGAACCTTGTGGGAGAGGGGCATTCTTTAGGAGATCAATATTTTCTCCACTCGCAGAGAGTCTCGTTACACCAACACCAACATTCACTCCCGAACCAGCTGTGTTCGCGAGAGTAATACCAATAACCACGGTGGTGGTTGAAGCAGGAACGGTATAGATACCAACTGTGGTAACTCCGATGTTTGCTTTAGTCTTTAGTTTAAAAGTGTTTGCCATTGTTTATTATCCGAGAGCAATTGCAAGAGCGGTGGCATCGTTGGATGCAGTCACCAGGACGCTGACGCCAGCGACATTAACTGCGCTAGAACTATTTATGTCGCCATGAACATCTAACACATGTTGTGGACTTGTGGAGTTGATGCCAGCGATTACGGAACTTCCAGCCGCAACCACGGTCATCATAGTGCCACCAAGACCAACATTTAATTTGGTCGAAGTTGTGGTGATACCTGTTGAGAAGATATTACCTTCAGGTGATAAAGTAATACCAGATCCAACCTTAACACCACTGTTAGTTGTAACAATACCAGTAATTGTTGCAGTGGTTGCTTTCAGTTGAGTGACAGTGCCAATGCCACTTAACTCCATATTATCCACGTTCAGATTACTGATGGTAGTAATACCACTCAGTGTAGAGTTAGTGGAATTTAAATGTGTAACTGTTGTTACACCAGATACGAAGAAGTTTGTTGCAGTAAGGAACCCAACCGTACTAACACCAGATGTAAACGAATTGGTTGCAGTCAGGAAACCAATTGTAGCAATACCAGTAACTTGGAGGTTACGAGATACTAATTCATCAAGGTTGATGTCACCACCAACGTTCAGATTACCACCAATATAAGTGTTATTAGTGACAGTCAGAACACCAACTGTTGCAGCAGAACCGACTGCAATATCCTTCTCAAATCTTACAAACTCTGCAAACTTGGAGGAACTCGTAAAGGTAGAAATACCAGTAACTGTCAGTGCGGCACCAACAGCTACATCTTTCTCGAACCTTACAAACTGTGCAAACTTAGAAGCACCAGTGACTGTTAATGCAGCTCCGACTGTTGCAGCTGCAGAAACGTTAATGTCACCACTGACTGTAAGTCCTGCACCAACTGTAATATCTGTCGCGGTTAATGATTTAACCGTAGAAAATCCAGTGGTAACATTCAGGGACGAAGCATTTGCACGTCCAAGCGTTGAAAATCCTGTGACTGTTGCATCAGTCGCAGTCATTGTGGTAACACCCACAGCACCTGCTGTGACGATACCAACAAACTTACCTACCCAACTTTCAACTTGACTGTCGGATAAGATTTTACCTCTTACATCTAAAGATGCAGTCGGGATTGTCGTCCCGATGGCAACTCTGTTATTCGCGGGATCAACAAAAAGCGTATTAGTGTCAACTTCTAATCCGTTTTTGACAACAAAGTTCTTGTTTACTGCCATCGGGTTTCACTCTCCACCCTTTTCTTTTTATTTATCAGATCACAGTGTTGGATAAACTGTGATCGTTCCAGCCATTCCAGAGTGTGAAGTACACTGATAATAAAGAGTGTTTGGTGCATCATGTGGAACTTCAAATCTTGTCACTCCTTGTGAAGCACTTCCAGTGACTGTTACACCATCAGTGTATGCAGTCCCACCAGTGTTCTGATATTGAAGTTGAATCCGAAGTGGATGTGCGCCCATGTTGTTGACAAACTCAACAATACTTCCTCTTGCAACATATAAAGTTGGATCATGTCTGGTGAATGTCATGCCACTACCAACGAATGTATAATCATTGGATCCGTTTGCACCCAAATACCATCTCTGATTTGCAGCATTAGAGACATCACCATGATATGTAAGGATGCCAACAGCATCTGTGGTGGTTACAATACCTGATGCAGAAATTGATGCAATACCAAGTGTAGTAACACCAACAACATTTAGTGTGCTCGTTCTTACATGTGTGGTTGATACACCAGAGATACCGGTTAGATTTGAACCATCACCAACAAAACTCGTGGCAGTAACAACACCGACTACATTTACTCCAGACTCACTGATTGTTACAGCAGAACCAACGATTGCAGTTGTTGCAGTTACTGCGGTTCCTGTCAAATTACCACTAAATGTGGTAGCTGTCAGAATACCACTAACAACTGCACCAGTATTTGCGGTGGTCAGTTTCTCAGAACCGTCGAAGTACAGCCCAACTGAACCATTTGCGGTTGCGACGATTGCATTCTCGTTTGTTGCAGTTCTGATGTTGATGTTGTTATCAGCATCGATGTTCAGAGCACCAGTGCTTGCATTTACCTGAAGATTTGCACCAGTGTTCGATGATACTGCACCAAGGAACAGTCTTGGTGATGTAGCTCCGTTATCAGTCGAAAGTCTGATCTTAGAACTACTACCGTTGACAAATTCAACTCCATTTCCAGCACCTGCACCAATCGTAAATGTAGCACCTGCACCGATAGTAGATACACCGATAACAGTCAATGTGCTGGTTCTAACATCAGCAGTGTTACCTGTTCCCGTCAGAGCCGAACCATCACCAATGAAACTCGTGGCAGTAACAATACCTGAATGAATACTGATACCAGATTCACTAATTGTAACCGCACCACCGACTCTAACCTCAGTGGATGTAAGAAT